TTGTTGCTGATGTGTTTAATCGTCAAAAAGCCGTCGGGTTCGGGCTGATAAACGTACCGACCGACACCATAGCCGCCCAAACGCGCCGTTAAGACGATTTCGGCAAGCGCGGGAAGATGGCGTTTCAGCGTTTTCCACAGGCGGTCTTTATCCTCGTCACTCAAGTCCTCGCCATAGATTCGCCAAGACTTATTGAGCATGGCTGCATGCAAATCCTCCAAACAAGCAGCGACCTCATCGTCGCCCGCTACCGCATCCAATGCCTGCTGTCTGTCCACGCCGAGGCGCGAAAGCAGCGCGTCCGTGCCTTCCATATTCGAAAACAGGCTTTCCAACGCATCTTCAGTCGCGCTCGTCAATGTCTTGATGGCGGTTTTCCGTGTAGCACTTTTAATCAATCCGAACATATTTTTTACTCCAAAGGTCGTCTGAAAACGGTTTCAGACGACCTTAAAATCACATTTCCAACATCGGCGCAGGCAAATCAATCGCCCGCGCCCTGTTTGACACATTGCCCGTCGTTGCCGCCATCCACAGCATATGCAGCGCATCAGGGCCGTCGTCGTGGTCGGCTTTCGGGAAGTGGCGCAACTGGCTGATTAAGGTCTTTTGGTCGGGGTTGAGCAAAATCAGTCCGTTTGCCATGTGCGGCTGCAAAGTCTCAATCCGCAACATCTTGTCCGATGACGGCTTGATACCGCGCACGGGAATATGCACACCCGAACGCGCCCCGCGCTTAATTAACTCGTCCTTGAGAAACTCTTGGAACTGCACCGTCTCCACCACCCACAACACTGGCTTGACCCGCGCCTCTTTTTGGATACGGATCACATCCTCGATAATCAAATCGGGCAGGCGTTTTTTGACTTGGGCGACGGTTACGAACAGACGGCCTGTTGATTTCTGATAACCGCCGACCAAAATCGCCGACGGGTCGCGCCCCGCACCCGCCTTACCCAATGACGGGTCGAGCGCGCCGTAGTACACCAAATCGTCCGGCAACTCCGACCAGTATTTGATGTTTTCGGCAAACGGCGCATCTTCGCCGCTGACCGGGTCGTTTTGGTACTCGCTGTCAAACGTCGCATGGCCGTCGCGGGCGCGGATTTTCATCAGCGCAAGTACGCCGCGAGCCGCCCAAGAAGTGACCGCGCCACGCTCCATCTCATCTTTGTGCGCCTGATAAAACGCTTCGGCTACCTCCGCGCCGTCGTTGCGGTACAGCTCCTCCCACCTGTCCCACAAGTCCATGCGGTCAGGCCATTCGAGCATGGCTTTAAACTTGGTCGCGTGCCAAAACGGGTTGTTCAACGTTCGGTTCAGCACACTGTCGTAGTGCAGGATGGTGCCGATATAAATCACGTCAAACTTCTGCCCCGCGCCACCCAAGGCGAGGACGGCTTTTTTCAGCCAAGTTTCGAGTTTGTCGCGTTGCTCGGGGTTGCGCACCTGTTCGTCGTTCTCGATATCGTCGAGGACGGCGAGGTCGGGGCGGTATGGGCCGTGGCGCAGACCGCGCAACTTTTTGCCACTGCCCGCCACTTGGATTTTGACTTCGTTTGCCGTTACCGCAGTCCCCGCCTGCCAAACGCGACCCTGTCCGCAAGCCTCCGGAAAGTCGGTTTTAAGGCGCGGGTTGAACTCAAGTTCCGCCTTGATTGCCTCCAGCATGGGATAGGCTTGGTCGATACTGTCCATCACTATGACCGCGTAATGCTTGCGCCCCGTCACCACGCACCAAAGCGTAAACAGTTGCGTAACCAGCGTCGATTTCGCCTCGCCGCGCGGGGCGGCGGTTGCCTCGTTGATGCCTTCAGACGACCTCAAGATTTCGGGCAGTCGGGAAAATAAAAACTTGTGCAGCAGCGACTTTTCGGGCGATCGTACATAGTGCGGGAAATAGGTATTGACGAAATACTCATAACCGTTGACCGGGTCTAATACCTTCGCCCGACGCTCTGCAATGGCAGCAGTCGATGCGTCGAAGCCGTCCACCTCTGCCTCAATGATTTGGCGGAGTTGGGCGGCGTATTCGGCAAGCGACTTTAAAAACTCTTTGGACTTCATGTTTTAATCGTAATAGTGGACAACCGGCTTTTTCAGCGGCTCGGGGTTAACCATGAAACAGAAGGGCAACGGCTCTCCCGTTTTCATTTCATTCATGGACGACATAAAGTAAAAAAACTGGTCGGCGAGCCAAAACAACGGCTCCAGCTTATAACGTGGCGCAACTGCCGGTACTTCGCTATCCCAATCTGCAATCCAAATCGGGCAAAATAAAAACCAGCCTTTATGCGTGTATTCAACTTTTTGCATATCGCTTACCTGTATTTCTTTTCAATTTCCACGCCCAGCGGCTCGACCAACTCGACAAAAGCCTGCAAGTGTTGCGGGTATCGCTCCTTGACCACTTCGCCGAACAATTCCAACACCTCAATCGCCGTCGCCAGTTTTGACGTTTCCGGCATCACTTTGGCGTTTGCCGCCACGGTCTTGGTAAACGCGTCGGACAGGCTCGCCAACAGTTTGGCGCGCTCGGACGGCATCAGCTCCTCAACCGACGTGTCTTGCAACATCGTCATCGTCGATTGGTACTGCACCAAAAAACCCGTCAGCAGCGAACGGCTCAAGTCTTCGATGCCGCCGCCCGCCAGCGTGTAGGCAGCGCGTACTTTATCCCAATCGTCGCCGGTCTCTTTGGCGGCGCGTTTCCAGCTACGGGCGGTCGCGGTCGGGATTTCGCACATCATCGCCGCGATTTCGAGCGTCTGCCCGTCGCTGACGTACAGCCGGCGCAGCTTTTCGCGGGTTTCTTTCGGGTGTGCCATTTTAAAATCCCAGTTTGGCGCGGACAGTCATGATGGCGGCAGATACCAAACCACCCGTAATCGCGCCGGACGCACTGCCTGCAATGACTGCCGCCTTGCGCGTATCCTTATGGATTTGCGCAATTTCGGCTTTCATTTCGGTTTGGTTTTTCAAGGTTTCGTCAGTCTTGGCTTCGATACGCGCCAAGGCTTCTAAAATCGGGTCGCTCATGATTTGTCCGCTTTCCTGTCTAATTTTTCATTCATTTTTTCAAGTTTGTTTTCGATGCGCTCCAAAGACGCCGCGATATTTTTTTGGTCGGCTTGGGCGTCCTGCTTGGTGTGATAGGAGAGCTTGACTTCGTGTAGCTCTTCTTTCAGGTTTTCAATGCGCTTGTCCGCCTCTTTCAGACGACCTGAAATACCGTTGACCCAAAACCAAAATGCCGCTGTCGCAATCGGCCACAGGGTTTTAAAACCAAATTCAAAGTCCATTTAAAACCCCTTTAAACCGGCACATCACCAAATACGATACGGACGGAGTAGCCGTCAGGATGACGACTTGCCACCTCGAATTTGCCACCCCCTGAAAAAATCAGGTAATAAGGCGACACCGCAGAATAGACAGCCGCCTCCGCGTTACCGTCAAATTCCACACAAAAGGTCGTCTGAAAATCCTTATCCATGCGCACTGCGTACTCAATCCTCGCCTTATCCAACAACGAAGACACATGTTCGACAAAAGGCTTTTGCTCTCTTGCGCGGCTCAAACCCAACTCTAAATCCGCATGGCGGCAGGAAATCACGCGCTGCACCAACTCTTGATAGGTCGTCATTTCGCAACCTCCGACGGACTGTCAATTTTGAGTTGACTGCTGACCCAATCGCGCCAAGCCTGATTTTGGTTTTCCAGCTCCAAAACATAGCCGCCAAACTCAGCGGCGTGTTCGAGCAGCGTTGCCGTCTTGCCGTCTTTCGGCGCATGCGGGCGCACCGGCGCAACCATCAACGCAGCGGGCGGTGTCGGCATGACTGCCTTTTCGACAACTTTAATTTCCGTAGCCGAGGGAGCGGTTGTAGAGGCGCAGGCTGTGATAGCCAAGGCCGTCAAGACAACCGCCGCCTGCTTTTTGGCGGTCTTGAGTAAGCGCATTTTCGATTTCCTTTTTGTTTTCCGTTTTCAGACGACTGACTTCCGCCTGCTTTTGTGCCAATTTCACACCGACGGCGTGCGCCTTGGCTTCAGATTGTTTTGCTTCTTCGCGGGCTTGCTCCAGCTCGCGTGCGTAGTTTTGCGCCGACAGACGCAAGGCCTGATCCTTTTCGCGCTCCATCTTGTCGATGACGGCTTGCTGCTTTGCAAACGCTGACTTGTAGCCTTGATGGTGCGACACCGCCAAACCCGTACCGACCAGCGCGATGATGACAATCGGCTGCCAGTTATTCGCCAACAGTTTCACGAGATTCGGATTCATTCTCGACCTCCTGACGTTTGACACTGACCAGCGATCGCGCCACCGCATAGCCGCCCACAATGCCCAAATAAACTGCCCAAACCTCTGCCGAAGGGTCGGGCAGCATGACGAATTTAACCGTCCCCGCCGCGCAGGCAACATTTGCCCAGAGCTTTGAATGAGAAATACCGCCTGTCGCGGGGTTTTTGAAAATATCGAAAATGCGCATCTTAATAACCATCCCAACCGTCAATCATATTTCTTACTTTCTCGCTTTGCGTTTACGCGCCGCCCGTTTCGCGGCTGCCACGCCTGATTTACCCAAGCGCAGGCTCGGATGTTGTTTTAAAGAGCCTACCCGAATAGGGCTTGGCGTGATTTTGATTTCAGGTAACGGCGGGACGCCAAAACCGTTTTTCAACTTTGCACAATGGGCAATACATAAAGCAATAAAAGACTTTTTCATACCTTCACCGCTCCCAACTCCATCGCAATCGCGTCCGCAATCGCGCGGCAGATGCCCCATTTGGTAGCCTTAAACAAGGCTAAATCCGCATCGTTGCTGATAAAAAACGGCTCAAACACAATGCCGCCGTTTTGGGCATAGGCAAGGCGGGAATGTTGCCCTGCGTTATCCGGCTTAAAACCGTCTTCGCCGCGCAGTTTCCAGCCTGTCGCCTTGGCAACAGCCTTGCTCAATACCTGACACCAGCGCTTGTTTTTCGGCGTACTCAAAGCCTCAATACCCGTCGCCGTTTTTGCAACCGCAGCATTAGTGTGAAACTCAATCGCCACATCCGAGCCGCGAATCAGCTTAACCGCTTCGCGCAGCGGCATATTGCCTTTGCCCGTGCCGTCGGTTTTAACGGTCAAGCCGTAGTCATCGCGCAAGATAGATGCCACGATATTGCGCATATCCTGCGCCAAATCTGCCTCACGGTCGCTGCCGTTGACTGCGCCCGGGTCTGTATTGCTGTGTCCAGCGGTTAAGGTTACGGTTTTGCCCATTAATCATCTCCAAAAAGGTTGAATAACATTTGAAAACCCCATTAAACCGTCTTTAACCCATCGTCCTGAACGGTAGATGTTTCAAACCCGACAGACCAAAAAAAGACCGTCTGAATACAGACGGCCAAAGCCTGGTCACACATCACTGCCTAAAATAACGCCGCCTGCCGTGCCGCAGGTCTGCTCATCTCATTGATAATTGTATATCCCGTGCGCGAAGAGATGCCGTATTTAGGGCATAGCTTCGTCATCGCCATAAGCCCGCTCTCCTTATCAACATCGCGCAGTTTGACAAACTCCTGATAAAACCTATGGTTTCTCAACTGTATTAACGCCTTGCCGCAACGTGGCACATACAATTCCTCGCCACCATATACCCGCAACAGCTCATGCGTTTTCACTTCGCCGATGGCTTCGACTAAAATTGCCAATCGCTCGGTGTCCACCTTACCCTTGCCAAATTTAAACCGCGCCCCGCCAATCGCCTTGACCAGCTGTTCCGTCGCTGCCAGTCCGATGACATCCACAATGTCCAACACGGTATCCGGCAATAAATGTTCAACTTTTTCGAACTCCATCATCCCCACTCGCTTTTTCCGTTTTCCTGTTTTCCGCAATCTGCAACGCAGCAACCAATTTATGTAGCTGCGTATCGTCTAAATATTCGACCTTATCCTTACCAAACATCCGCCGCGCCATCGCATGAGCGTAGTTCCAATGTTTGCCGCCGACGGTCAGCAGGGCTTCGACTTTGTCCAACATTGCTGCCGATGATGTCCGACGCAGATGCGGCTTGCCATGCGGATTACCTTTTGCTTTAGGCTTGAAACCGTGCGACCGCATATCAGCGACAACAGACTCAAGTTCAGAAACATCCATATCCGCACACGACCGCTTGCCCGTCACCCGCTCCAACACCGCGCGATACGTCGCATCATCCAAACCAAGCTCTTTTTGAGCGATTTTAATTTTCGCAATCAACGCACGGCGCATTTCAAACCCCTAAAACACAATATATTGATTAATTAACGCATATTATACAGATAATATACTATATGTTGTAGTAAGCCACTGTTTTTTTTTTGCGAAACGGACAGACATAAAAAAGCCGTCTGAAACAGGTTTCAAACCCCATTTCAGACGGCCTTTAATCAAGCTTTAAACAACCAAAAAAGATAAAATCAACGAAAGAGAAAACCAAACTGCCCCGACGCAGTAATAAATAAAGGCTTTTTTTCGGGCGCGTATAGCCTCTTTTTCTCCTTCTTTCACTTTTTCCCACACGCGAAGAGCAGTTTCCAATTTGCGGTTGGCGTTTTCGACTTGAGCGTGGATGTAGAAGGAATCGCGTGCGGCAGTTCTTAAAAATTCCAGCTCATCAGTATTTAAATTTCCGTTTTCCATCATGACATCTCCCGCTTTGACATACCTTGTATAGCCCCAATTTTTCCAAGCATATAAATAACATCTTGCACAGCGACCCAAGTTAATTGGGCAGGAGTGCCGACATCTCGGATAAGGAGATCTCCATGAGGTACATAGCTAACTTTACCATCAGGCAAATCTTCAATTTCAATAACAATTTTCGCCATCACATCAACTCCTGCTCAGTAGGCTCAATCACAAAATCTTCAAGCCCCGACACAATCTTAATCCCCGGCACCTGACCATTAGCAAACAGCTCGCGCTCATTCAGGATAGCGTCTTTGTCGATTTCTTGTTTGGTGCGGATAAAGCTCTGATATGCCGTTTTTTCAGACATCCAAGCCAAGACGGCGGCGACGCCTGTTGCCTTGACGCTAGGCGGGCGGATGCGCCATTTGACGAGTCCCGTCACAAAATCCACCGTCTTGGTCTTGCCGTTTTCCGTCAGATCGTCCTTGTGTGCCTCGCAGTAGGCGGCGACGGCGGCGGTCAGGCGTTCCGATTCGGCTTTCAGTGGCGCGACAAGCGCGGCGTATTCTTCTTCAATCACCGCTTTTTTATCGCCCGCCTCGGTTTCCAAGCGTTTGATTTCGCGGCTCAGGTCACCGATGGCGCGGATATGCGCCGTTACCTCGGTTTTGTCTTGTGCGGCTTCGATTGCCGCCTGTTTGATACGTTGTTTAGCCATTTGCTTTTTCCTCCAGTCTGTTGAGTAGTTGATATACTTCGCTTACTTCAAATCCTTTAGTTTCAGCAAAACTGATAAAGGCATCCCAGTCTTGCTCTAAATATTCGTCCAATAGACGGTACTCGTGCGGTTCAATCATGATTTTTTCCTTTTAAACTATAAAATTCTTAAGACCTTTAAATCACCGACTTGGTGTGTCCCAATACGATAAGCCAATATTCTTTCGCGTTTTTCCTTCGGTCTGATATAGGCAACCTTAAACTCTGTTAAATCAATATCTCCAACTCCTCCTCGCAAATAATTTCTGGTTATTACCAAATCGCCGTGCTCTGCCTTCAACTTTTCTAGTTGACTGATTAAGTCCGATATTCGGTTATTACTTGTAAAATATACATTTTCCATTTCACTTACCTTTCTTACTTAAAGCTTCTTTCACTTCCGCTATTTTCTGACGGCCTTTTTCTTTATTCGGCGCAGGCTTTCCCAGCATCGCCCTTGGTATCAACCGTGGCGGCAGGTTTCGGAGCAGTTCGGCGGGTTGCGGCCATGTTTCCGCCGCCTGCAACACCTTAAACCCCGTCTTAATCCGTATCGGGTCATACTCCGGCGAGACGATTTCGTTTGTCTCCTTCAGTTTCCGATACCAAATTTCCGCAACTACCGGCATATCCTGCGCTGCGGGGCGGTTGGGCAGATTGAGCGCGGCGAGCAATGCAAAGCCTGATGCGATTTCCTGTTTTGCCCAATCTTCACCTGCCCATTCGCCCAAGGCTGCCACACCTTGCCGCAGTTTTGACGGCGCGCCGCCTTCGCCCACTCTCCCTGTTGGAGAGGACTGGG